GAAACTTACAAAAAGTTCGTGATGTTTTTAATATGATTAATCATTTTGGTATAGAAAATATATCTCGTTACTATAATTTATCTATCAATGAAGTTTATACAATTGTAAAACCTGCCTGTATTGAGTATGACAAGGGGTACATTGAAATTACCTCTTTTGGCAAAGCATTTGCCAAATGTTGTTTTTAATATCTAGAAAATGGTTTTCCTACAGCTTTTTTATAATTTCTAACATTCCTAATCTCTTCCGCCAAGATGACGATTAGGAGTGCTATTTTTATTACTCTTAGTCTATTCATTCATTTTTCTCTCCTTTCAACATTTTGTTTAATCTTCCATCAACTTTTATCCACGAGTCATGCAAGTGATATTTATCATCAAATGACTTAACACCCATCTGATGTTGCTCGTTGTGATGTTCGCGACATAACGCTAATACATGTTTGTCATAGTGGTTCATTTTGTTTCTGTTCATGCCTCTGCCGACTGCTTCATAATGAGCTAGGTCAGCGTGAGGCTTTCCGCATATTACACAGTTGCGGTTGATTGTAGCCCAATATAATAGTGCTTTATCTTCGCTTAACAACTTGCTTGTTTCTATGCTCATAGGTATTTGATGATGAAACATAAACGCTATAATCAGTTCTATTAACTCTCTCGCAACTTTCATTGAACAGTCACGCAGACTGATTTCTTCATAACCTTTTTCAATTTCCGATTCTGTTTGTAATAATTTTCTAGTTGATTCCACTGGTTCGCCCCAGTGAAGTTCTATATCTCTACACATTGCGAATATTTTTTTGCGTTGTTCTATAGACAATTTTTTATTGTCCGGAACCTCTACTTCTGCTTTTAGTGGATATCCGTTTTCTAGTAATTCAATGTGACTTTGTTCAAGTTCAACACCAGTAGCAACGACGGAATAAGTGCCGTCATTGTCTTTCTGGTATCTTGTAATGTATTGCATTTAAACCACGTCCTAGAATGGTAAATCCTCACTACTAATATCAATTGGACCATTAGCATTAGCAAATGGGTTTGATTGTTGACTCATTGGCGTCTGTTTGCCATTTGCTTGTTGTTCTTTTTGTCTCATCTCATCAGTTTTAGGTTCTGGTTTATTAACTACTTCATCGCCCTTATTCCAAACTTTTACATACGAGAGTCTTACAAAATACTTTCCTTGATCTTCGTTAAATTTATTTTTAAGAACGATTGTACCCATCTTGTTAATTAATTGGTCTGTATCGAAAGTTAAGTCTGGTAAGTTTAATTTGATACCCAATCTACTTAACAACTCGATGTATTGTTTTTCTTGGAAGTCTTGTTGGAATGGTGGAACGAATTGATTGTGTTTATACTGTTTACCTTCGTTGTTTTCAAAAACGATTGTGAAATATCTGTTTTCTTTGTCGTTAAATTCGACATTTGCAACTTTCGCTGTAAATTCTCCAGCACCTAAAAAGTCTCCGCCTTTCATGAATGCCTCTTGATTAGTTTCTTGAATGTATTGTGTTCTACCTGTGATTTTCATAGTTTTTTACCGTCCTTTTTAGTTTTTCATTAGTTTCCATTTCTGATTGCTTGTACAACATCGTTAATACTTGGATTGATAAATACTTTATTATTAATATTTATTGATGGAGAATGTCTGATCTTCGTTTCAAATGTGCTTGAAGGTTCAGCATTTAAAACATATTCTTTTTCTTTTCTCCGTTTTCTTCATGTTCTAAAATCATTGCTCTAGCTAAAACATCACTTTGAGAAGTAATGGCTTTTTTAATTTGTTCTTGTGCCTCAATAGTGATAGTAGGATTGATTGTGCTACCTTCTTCATCTTTGTCCTTATTAATCCCTTCATGACCAGTAATAACAAAATGGAATTGATGTTCTTCCTGTTGCTTAGCAATTAATCTATACATGCTCACTATTCTTTCGGCTACTTCTCCCCAGTCGTTAAACGTTGGCTTTTTACCTTTGTTTTCATAACGTCTTGAAGTGTTATATCTCTTAGTTTTTGTATTGTCTCAATAACTACTACATCAATTTGTTGTCCGTTATTTCTCATTTGTTGAATAACCTGAGGTAGATATTGTATAATCGCTACAAAATGTTGGTAGTTTTGAATAGCGACGTCTGATCCTTCATCGACAACTGTTGTTCCATCTTCATTAATATCAATAACAAATGCGTTATTATCTCTAGTTGCAAACGTTGTTTTACCTGTACCGATTTTTCCGTAGATAGCGAATTTGTAAAATTTCTTTTTGTTCTTTTCAGCAATATTATTAATTTTTAACCTTTTTAAGATGTCCACTTGCTCATTGATTTGTTCAGTCATATACTACCCCACCTTTACCGTGTATGACGTTGGTTTCTCCACGATGCTGGCACCCTCTAAAACTTCGCCGTTTGCGTCAATTAAAGTGCCGTTTTCAGTTACATTAAAGTCTTTCTTAATGTCTGATTGGCTAAGTTTTTTGGTTACTTTTACATAGTTGTCAAAACCACGTTGTTCAAGTTGGTTAATCACTTCTTGCTCGTTGCTCACTTGGATAACTTTAGAACCTTTACGTGAGGTTACTTTGCCGTACGGCGTATTGAGCTTGAATTTACTATCTTTTTCTTTTTCTATTCTGAAATACTCAATCACTAGGCTTTGTAGATAATCTTTGCTACCTTGCAATTTCTCTACTTCTTTTTCTTGCCATGACTTGATACGTTCTATTTCTTTATCTGCTAATTCATTGATTTCATTCTCTTTAGTAGTAATCGCATCTAACTTTTTAAACACCCAGTTAGCACTGTCTAAATCGGTAACTTCAAATCGTTCATCTTGTTCAATATTCTCTAGTTCTTGCGCTTGTAAATCATTCATTGATTAATTCCTCCCCTGCAATAACACGTTTCATTTGTTCATAGATTTCTTGAGCCTCTTCGTCGGAGTAGTTAGTGCTGATGGATAAATGACTAATACATAATTCGTAACGATCATCAAAATGGAGCAAATAAACTGTAAATGTTTCATCGTTATGTCTTGCAAATTGACACTCAATTCTTGCATCAGAATGCAAAATCAGTTCGTTTAATTCGTTAGCAATTCTTAATAATGTATGTTTCATATTTAGCACCTACCATTTCATGACTAAGTTAATTAGTCTGTCCTGTTCATCTGTGTTCTCTTCAATCCATTCGTTTATAACGTCACGCATTGCATCCGTCGCAAAATATAGTTCGCTTAAATCTACAACATGAAATGATTTAAGTGGAATATTATTCATATCCTTGATTTGTATACTGATACCGTCATGTTTTTTCATCGCAGACACTTTAAATTCAAACCCGTTAAAGCTGATAATTTTATTTTTTATCTCACCAAATTTGTAATACATTGTTTTAGCCCTCCTTGTTATCATCAATACCGTGAAATTTTTGTGATTTACACATTTGGAGAACATTGACAATATCTTTATAACTCTTAGTGCTATCCAATAAGTAAGCAAGATCAAAAGTATGACCAATCACAGAACTTGAACCTGCTAAATAATCTCCGTCGATAACTCCTATTGATGAGAAAAGCAAAATATCAAATTTACTTTCTCCCTTAATTTCTTTCGCTAATTCATACAATTCTCCGCTTTTTTCAGATAATAAGTCTTTTACTTCTTCCTGAGTCATGTCTTTATATTTTTTAGTCATTGTTGACTTCCTCCGTTTTTCGTTTTATATTGAACATGAATTTTTTCTTAAGTGTTTGATACTGTTACTTGTTGGCGCAAGTAGCAGTTTTTTATTCTTCATAAAAGTATTCCTTATAAAATATGAATGTCGCTATGCTTGCGAATCCTGCAATTGACCACGCTGTGGTGAAGTATAGAAACGGCATGAGTACAATCGCTAAGACTGTGAAGCATAATACTGCTAATAAGTAGCTTTTATAAGTTTTACTCATTTGATAACTCCTCCATTATTCTCTGGTCTGATAAGTCGTGATAAGGGAATTTTTTCCTAGCTAATTGGACTGGTATTCTGCCTCGTATCGCAATGTATCCTTCATCTTCAAGCTCTTTATTCAGTTCTCTTATTATTTGTCCTGCTTTGGATTTAGAAACAGATAAAATTACCGCAAGTTCTTTAGCTTGCAAACTATTTTTCATCATATCTTTTCCTCCTTTAAAATAACTGTTGATTCTCTGGGTTATCTGCTTCGTAATTATCTGCAATAATACTTTTAGCGAAAAAGTCCAAACTGACCTTATATAGGTTGTTCATAGATTTCTTTACGTTAACCCCTTCCTCAAGTACATAAGGCACCCTAAAATCATTTATAAACAGTCCGTTTTCGTCTAAAGTAACGGTTGGTAATTCAGGTTTGTTCCGTCTATAAACTTCTCCTAGTGTAGGTTTTTGCTTTTCAGCTTGTTTAGTGAAGTCGGAAAATGCCTTAAGTAGTTTTATTCCTGAATCAGGATCACTGTGTCGCTCAATCGTTTCTGCTGTAGACTCTTTACTAAAATCATTCCGATTGATTACAGGCTTTCTCGTATTTCGTTCAATCTTCCAAACCTTCCACGTCACAACTGCCATTGTGGTGAGGAGGGTTGTTTTGTATAGTGCGTTCATTTGTAATTCCTCCTATTAAGTTGTTTGTTCAATTGTGTGTTATTCTTCTTCGTCTAAATCAAAGTGCTGTTCGATTTGGTCAATTGCCCACTCAATCATTGATTCAAGGTGTTTCTCTCTGTCGACTTCGTAAGTGTGCTCAATCTCGCCTGCATATGTCACAGTAAGAGTATCTTTGTGTGTGTATGTTTGACTTTTGTTTTCTTTAACTGCATAAAGTGTTAATACTATATTGTTTAGCTTTTCTTTTTGTTCTGGTGTCATTTACGCTCCCCCTAAATTAGCTTCATAACCGAATTCAGTCATGATTTCATGTATTTTCAATCTGCCTTTTTGTGTCCATCTAGTTTGTAAAACTGTGTCTTCTCTGCCATCAGAACGCACAATTGTTATAGTGTCTGAATCTGTGTAACTCTTGCCCATGTGTTCTGAGTAAAGCACCCACTGTTTATTTACTTTTCGTTGTAGTCTAGCTTCGTGTAGTAGTTTGTTTAACTTTTGTGCTGATATACCGTAGTCTGCCGCGATTTGAGTTGTGGCTAATGTGCCAGTTGACTTTAAGATTTCATCTACATAGTCTGCTTTGGGTTTTAGTTCTCCGATTTCTTGTTGTAAAAGTAAGTTTTGCTCTTTTTCTTTCTTATACTCAGTCAACACTGTAATGATGTAGTCTGGATCTTTTAATGTTTGTTCAATTACATTGTCTGTTGCGTATATACCGTGTTTTCGAATAGCTGGTAGGACATCTGATGTTACCCATCGTTTGAATTTCCGAGCGGTTTCTCTGATTTTTTCGTTTTTGCTTTGTTTAGAAGCATCGAAGATTAAACTGTATAATCCTGATTCGTTGATTAATGTCACAGTCCTTAATTGACCTGCGTACCTAATTTGGGTACGTAGCTTATCCTCATCCTCTACATGGTTATTTATAGCGTTTCGATAATTTGAATATCCTAATATCTTAGCTACTTCGTTACCTACAACGTATGGTTCATTTTCGATTGTTAATGTATTTACTGGTAATTCTTCAAAATTAAATGTTTGTAATTCTTGCATAATGTTTATGCTCCTTTCATGTATAATGTTGTTATCAACCTAAGGAGGTGATAAGTATGGAACAAGTCCACGCTTGTCTTTTAGGTGAATGGGTTAATCTTCATGATGATGAAAATTGCAAAATGGGACCTCGTATGACTTCTCCATCAATATGGTGGGAAGAAAACGCTGAATTATGGTCTCCAATTCAAAAATTAGAAGCTGATACAATGTATCAACAGGACTACATCATGATTAATTACAAGGGTAAAGATTACCGAATTCATCCTATCTTTATTCAAATTGTTACTTCATAATCTTTTGTTGAGTAATAATATTTTTAATAACCTCAACATCTTGGTCGTCGAGTCGTAGCTCGGCGGCTTTTTTACTAAATTGTCCGTCAATAATTCTGTTGATTTCGTGCCACTGTGCAGGTGTGAATTGCTTTCTAAATTCTAAAAAATGTTTGATTGTTTCTTCCATTTGTAGTTCCTCCTTTATTCGAAATCATCGATGGTTAATTCTGAAACTCTCTTTTCATAGATATATAAATAATAGTTTTGATTTCTCGATAAAATTTTGCTGCTAGGTTGTATTCACTTTCACTCAAGTCTGAATTAAGTGTCACTCCAAAAATTGATAATGTTAATTTTCTAATATGGTCATGAACATCTTGTACATAAGCTTTTTGATGAATTGATTCGAAGCCATGCTGATACTTTTTTAGCGGAATCGGATGATTGAGCTTCCTCAATCTTCCTAGCGACAAATCTTTTGCGAAATTGAGTTTTTTATTGATTTCTTCTAAATCGTCATTATTGATTCTTACTTTACTGAAAATTGCACCTGAGCTGATTGGTTTCTCGCCTTTTATAGCATTTCTAACTTCTTTCGCTATAATTTCTTTCAACTCTTCTTTGGTTAACGTGATTTGTTCCATTGTGTCCTCCTTTTAAGATGTTTGTTTTTGTTCTGTTGACATTTTGGAAACTCTATAAGTAAAAAAATACCGCACTTATCTTGTGGCAATTCTAGTACTTCAATTACTTTTGCTAAATCGTCAACATTAATTCTAATATGCCCGTTTTCTTTTTTGAATAAGTTCCTGGTGTCATTCCTAATTTTTTTGCCATATCAGAAATCGAAATGCCTTTAGCAATGCGTTCAGCTTTCATTCTTTTGACGTTGAACTCATACATTTGCTCACCTCCGTTTTTTGAAGTTAACTCAATACTAAACCTAAGTTTCCTAATTGTCAACAAAAATCTCGAAAAATATTTTTTATTCTTTTAAAATGCTAGTTGTTTCCTATATGGAAAAGTGTTATTATACTGTTATAAATAAAACGGAGGTAAATTTGAAATGAGAACTTCAGCGGAAATAGGTAAATTAATCAAACAACTACGAAAAGAGAATAATGTGAATTTAACTGATTTTGCAACTAAGATAGGTGTCAATAAATCTACCTTATCCCGATATGAAAACGGTAGCAGAAAAATACCTATGGAGGATATAGCTGAGATTGCCAATGCATTGAAAGTTACCCCAGAATATTTACTATTAAAAATAGACAAACAGAAAACGAAGTACAACATCGTGCAGCTCATTTAGAAGGAGAATTAACTGATGACGAGTGGCAAAGAGTTTTAGATTATGCAGATTATATAAGAAGTAAACGTAAGTAAAGGATGTATCAGATGGGATTATATGAAGAAACTTTAATACAACATGATTATATTGAAATAAGAGAGGCTGATGTACTTCCAGATAATTTAGACGGGGTATGGTTAGGAGATTTAATTTTAATAAAGCGTGGTTTATCAGATAGAGAAAAAGCAGGAATTCTCTTCGAAGAATTAGCGCATAATAAACTTACATACGGTGATATAGCCGATTACTCGAATTTCAACAATCGCAAGTTCGAAAATTACGCAAGACGACACGGCTTTATCTCAGCAGTCCCGTTACGCGAAATTGTTGAAGCGCACAATTACGGTGTACGTAATTTATATGAGTTGTCTGAGTATCTACAATTAAGCGAAGAATACATATTAGAAGCTATAGAACAATATAAAAAGATATATGGTATTGGAACTCACTATGGTGAGTATTCTATTACATTTGAGCCGTTGAGAGTTTTTAAATATAAGGAAATATAAACAAAGGAGAAATGAAAATGAGAAAATATAATTTTGATAAATTCTTCTTATATATGGCGGTACTGTCATTACCAATAGTCATATTTTTTCCATTAATGTTAAGCATCCCAATCATCGTTTTTTATTTTTTCAATAAGAAAGAAGGAAGATTAATAATGCCTGTGTGGCGTGAGGAGGATGAGGGATGGAAGAGAATAAAACTTTAAAAGAATACTTGCGTAAATTTTTAGAAGGCTACAAATATGTAGTTGAAAACAGATACAATTATCAGTTTAGTAGCAATCCAGAAGCTTTCCCATTCATGAGAAAAGACGATTACAAGATTTCGATATTTTATCTAAATCAATCTTTTTTTGAAGAACCTTGCATCGTCGTTATCTCAAATGACAGTAAATTAAAAGAAATATATAATTTTCGTAATATTGATATC